TCATTGTGTGAAATATTTTTAATTGAATTCATTTTGTAGTGTTAGATATAAAATGCTTTTTCTAAAATATAAATAATATAATAATAATCAAATTTATTATTAAATCTATATTAAAATTTAAATAGTATAATAAATGTCTGGACTCTATATAAATTAGTTTATAATATTTATAAATAGCATTTATATAGTTAGTTAAATAAATAAAATAATCGTGATAGGTTTATAATAATCGTGATATGGTTATAATATGAATGTTGAAATATAATGTTATCATAATTCTTCATATTTTTAATTATTTAAATTTAACTAGGTGGTTCATACTCTGAATTATTAAACGATTTAATATTATGAGGCATAATAATCTGGTCTAATGCAGCCCCCGGGGCAACTAGTGGAAGACATAAATCTGATTCTACAATGAAATTACACAATATCGCATCATCATATTCAAAAAAATCTTTAATACTTTTGTCAAGTTCATTTCTATTTTTACATTCAATGGACATAACACCAAATGATTCGGCAAGTTTAACATAATCTGGATTTTCGTGAAGGTCGGTTGCTGCATAATTTTCATCAAAGAATAATTGCTCCCATGCTTTAACCATCGACAGTTTTCTGTCGTTCATTATAGCGATTTTAATAGGTAGATTATTATTTTGCATTGTTTTCAATTCAGCTAATGTATGATTAAACGATCCATCACCATCAATTACAATTACAGTAGAATCTGGATTACCAACTTGACATCCAATCGCATATGGAAGACCTACTCCCATAACACCTAAACTTCCCGAGCCTATGTATGATTTAGGATATTTCCATTTTATAAATTGACAAGTCATCATTTGATGATTACCTACACCATTTGTTATAAAATAGTTTTTAATATTATTCTCTAATAAGTAATTATTTATAGTAGAAATAACTTCTTGAGTATTCAATCTATCATTGGGTAAAATATTATAAGAAAATGGATATTGTTTTTTCCAAATAGTTAATTGTTTTTTCCAGGTATTTCTATAATTATATTTTATATTTGGTATAATTTTATTTAAAAATTTACCACAATCCATATTAAAATTATAATGACTTTTTACAACATTGCCAATTTCATTTTTATTTATATTTACATGAATTATTCCTCCTTTTTTTTTTTTATAAGCTTCAAATGCTAAAGGCGCATATTTTTCAATAGAACCAGTAGTTCTATCATCAAATCTTGATCCCAAAACAATAACTAAATCCGAATTTTGAACAGCGTAATTTGCACATACATTTCCATGCATTCCTAAAAATTCTAGAGATAAATCATCCGTTTCGTCAAATACACCTTGCGCATGTATTGTTGTTGTTACTGGAATATTTGCCCGTTTTGAAAATTTCCTTAAATTTTCGTAATAATTATTACATCCTTGTCCTACTATAATTACAGGACTTTTAGAGGAATTAATTAAATTACTTATTTTACTAAAATTATATGTGTATTTTACTTTTTTATTTTTACTTTTATTTTCAATATTATTTTTACTTTCAATATTACTTTCAATATTATTTTTATAATTATTTAACCAATTATGATTTTTCATTGTAATACATTTTGGTAAATCAATATGTACAGCACCAGGCTTTCCATTAGTGGCAATATAAAATGCTTTATCTATAATTTCAGGAATTTCCTCAATACATTTAATTTGATAACTAAATTTAGTAATTGGTTTTGTTAATTCTACCGATGGACATTCTTGAAAAGCATTTGTCCCCACAGCAGTAAGAGGAACTTGACCTGACAATACTATAAGCGGAGTACTATCATTGTTCGCATCCGTGATAGGTGTTATAGCATTCGTTAATCCAGGACCAGATGTTACAATTAAAACTCCTGGTTTTCCAGTAGATTTAGCATATCCAGTAGCTGAATGACCACCACTCTGTTCATGTGTTGGTATGTAATATTTTATACTACTATTAGGTAAATGATCAATAACTGGCATAATAGCCCCTCCTGTATAAATCCAAGCATGTTTAACATTATTTTCAACTAATTTTTTTACAATCATTTCACCACCAGTCATTTCTGAATATGATGAACAATTTTCAGGTATAGTTGCAAAAGTAGATCTTAGAATCAATGACTTGTTGATTAGTGATTTTCTTAATTTATTTAACATTATTAATATTGAATATAATCTATTATTTTTTTAAATAAAAATTGATATAAATTTATATCAATTTTTATAATAATAAAAGTAAAATAATAAAAGTAAAAATGAATAAAGGAATTAATAGATTTTCGAAAATAATTACAAATGATAAAAGTCAAGGTGCTTCACAAGCTATGTTATATGCTCTTAAACTTAAACAACAAGACATGTCCAAGGCGCAAATTGCAATAGGTAGTAATTGGTTTGAAGGAAATCCATGTAATAACCATTTAAATAAACTATCTAAAATTGTCAAATATTCAATAAATAAACAAAATTTAATTGGATTTAGATTTAATACTATTGGGGTTAGTGATGGTATTACAAATGGAACAAAAGGTATGCTTTATTCATTACCATCAAGAGAAATTATTGCTGATTCATATGAAACGATGAATATTGCACATTCATATGATGGAAATATTGCGATACCTGGATGTGATAAAAATTTACCCGGATGTCTAATGGGAATGATTAGAATTAATAGACCATCTTTAATGATTTATGGAGGTTCAATTCAACCAGGAACACATAAAGGATGTAAAATTGATATTATTGATGCCTTTCAAAGTTATGGTAAATATAAATCTGGACAAATAGATGATAAAGAGCGCGATGAAATCGTAAAAAAAGCATGCCCTGGTTCCGGCTCATGTGGAGGAATGTATACAGCAAATACAATGGCTTCCGCAATTGAATCGATGGGAATGATGATGCCATATAGTTCAACTAATCCAGCTTTATCCGATGAAAAAATCAATGAATGTAATAATATTGGACCAGTTATTAATAATCTTATAGTAAATAATATTAAACCAAGTGATATTATTACTAAACAATCTATAGTTAATGGAATAATAACAGCCATATCGCTTGGTGGATCCACCAATTTAGTAATTCATATGTTGGCAATTGCTCACACGGCTAATATAGAACTAAGTTTAAACGATTTTAATGAAATTGGAGAAAAAGTTCCAGTAATTGCAAATTTAAAACCTCATGGTAAATATTTAATGAATGATTTACATAAAATCGGTGGTTTGCCTCTTGTTCAAAAGCTGCTTATATCTAAAAACTTATTGAATGGTAATTGTTTAACTATTACTGGTAAGACGCTGAACGATAATGTAAAAAATGTTGATTTATCTTTACTAAATAATCAAAATATAATTAATTTTGAAAAACCATTAAAAACGAATAGTCATATTAAAATTATTTATGGCAATTTATGTCCTGATGGCGCAGTTGCTAAAATTTCTGGACACGAAGGGGATTTTTTCAAAGGACCGGCTGTAGTTTTTGAATCTGAAAAAGATTTTATGGAAGGATTAACTAATAATATGATTAAAAAAGGTCATGTTATTGTTATTAGAAATCAAGGACCAAAAGGAGGTCCAGGAATGCCAGAAATGCTTAAACCTACATCTTCAATCGTTGGATATGGCTTAAATGGAAAAGTAGCGTTTATAACAGATGGTAGATTTTCAGGTGGGTCTCATGGGCTTATAGTTGGTCATGTTTCACCTGAAGCATATTGCGGAGGTCCTATTGGTAGAATAGAAAATGATCAAATTATAACGTTGGATATAAAAAATAAAACTTGCACAGTTGATAATTTGTCTTTACCCTTTACAATTAAAAAAATAAAAAATGAAAAACAAATATATAAAACAGATACTTTACATAATAATACTTATTTAAAAAAATATAGAAAACTAGTGGGTCCTTCAGATAAAGGTTGTGTAACTTTTTAAAATAAAATAATAAAGTAATAAATATAAATATACTGTAAATTCTACTACAAATTTATTTTATTTATTTTATTTATTACTTATTTACCAATACATAAGTTTATACTAAATTACTTATACTTGTGGTATAAATATCTTCCTCATCTATATTTCCAGGTCCATTTTTACAATAGGTTTCCACATTATTAAAACCCTCTAATAATCGTTTTAAATTATCCGTTATGTTTGTTTTAAATTCACCCATTTTATTTTCTAAATCCTCACCCAATTTATTTTCTAAATCTCCGTCCAATTTATTCTTAATATAATTATAATACCATAACATTCTATTTAAATGAACTACACTTTCTCCAGGTTTATTTTTATTATTTTTATTATCTGTATTTTCCACTTCTTTTATATTAATTTTATTATTAATATATTGTAGAATAGATTTCCGATTCATATTATTATTTTCACGTACAAACATATCCAAAAAATAGAGATAACATAAACGGTTTAATCGTTTTACATATTTATTATCGTCCCAAGGATATTCGGCCACATGAAATAATATTTTCTCTAAATCCTCTATTAAAAATAATAAACTGTAACTGTTAAATTCTAGTGATTTATCCTTATTTGTAATGGTATATCTACTTATTGCTTTATCCAAATGATCAAAAACATCATTTATAGTTACATCTTTTCTATGGGGTATACTAACATCGATAAGCTCACCGCCCATATTTAGTGTTTTTTCCTTTCCTTTCCTGCTCTGGTTATTCTCAGCAACTAAATTAAAATTAATTTTTGTTCTAATGAGGGCAAATTTTGTTATTCCGCCATCTCCTGATTTAAATTCGAGTGTTTTATTTAATGAAATATACATAAAACTACCAGACGATTTTATATCTGAACGAATTAATCCATTTCCATCATCTGAATTTTCGGTAATAAAATCATCTAAACTTGTATAATAATCTAATTTATTTACACTGGTATTTTCAAATATTAAATCTTTAAAAACGGTCTTATAATAACTGCTATTTTCTATATCAGAAACCGAATTTGACCTATTAAAAGCATCTAGATTTTGTTTTAAAAGTGTGTGGGAATAATTCTTATTGTATTTAAAATAATCAAAATAATCTGTTAAATTGTTGCTTATAATTGTTCTAATTTTATCTTGTAAATAATATGATATAATACACCAGTCATTATATATCTTGTCATAATCTTCTAATTTTGGATTTATATAGATTGAAAAATCTGCATCAGAACGTTTAAAAAAATTTTTGTAAAAATTATTTATTTTGTTAGCGGCCAGTTCAGGTAATTCTAAGATAAGTTCTTTAGAAATAATTCTTAGAATATTCCCACCTTTAAAAGTAAAAAATATATCATTTTTGTTTAGTTTATTATGTTTTACATATTTTTGTATATTTTTTTCAAACATATTATAAACAAGCATTAGGAAATTATAGAGTGAATCTTGTGTAGAAAAGAAATCATTAACAACAATGTCCGTGCATAATCCTTTTAATTCTCTATTTTGATCATTAAATTCAGAATCTTTATCTATAATAATTATAGATGGATTTGTTTTTATAATGTCTGGTACATTTTTAATTATATCTATATTCTTATCCTCTATATGAGTATCCTCTTTTTTAAAATATATAAAGCTTCCTATCAATCCTGAAACTAATAATAAATCCATGTTTTATATATATTAATATTTTAAAATAAATTTGAATTTAAAAAAATTAATAAAAATATAATTAAAAATTAAAATATAATGAAAATTATTTCATGGAATGTTAATGGAATTCGCTCAAATATATTAGATAATAATACTGCAAAATTCAAAAGAAGTCGGAAAATTGAAGATAAAAGTGTTCTTAAAACTATTATTGATAATTATAACCCTGATATTATTTGTTTTCAAGAAACAAGATTGGGTAAAGATTTATATCATCTTTTTGAATCTAGTAATATTAAAGAATTTTTTCCATATCAATATTGGTCATCTTCACAGGGAGAAAAAGGCAGAGCAGGAAATAGATATTCTGGTACATCTATATGGAGTAAAATAAAACCAGATTCTGTTATTTACGATGCACCGGGATTAAATGATAAAGAAGGTAGATTCATTCAATTAAATTTTAAAAATTGTATTTTAATAACTACATATACACCCAATACTGGTAGTAATTGGGACTATAGGTTAAAACATTGGGAACCTATTATTACAAAATATTTATGTACATTATCAAAAGGTATAAAACCTCTAATCTACTGTGGTGATAATAATATTGCCAATATAAATGATGTATGGTTTGGGAAAAGTTTAGAAAAAAAATATGAATTAGAAAAAGATGTCTTACAAAAGAAAAAAATAAAATCTAAAATAGCAAGTAGAAAAAAAATACATACTGGAGAAAAAATTCTGTGTGGATATTCAAAACAAGAACGAGATGCATATTCCAATTTAGTATCTAAATGTAATTTAATAGATTGTTATAGACATTTGAATCCAAATTCAATAGATAATTTTACATGGTTTAATATTAGAATTAAAAATAGTTTTAAAAATAATATGGGATGGCTAATAGATAGATTTTTAATGCAATCTAAATTTAAAAATAAAATAAATAAATGTGAAATATTAAAAGAAATAGGTATTCGAAATGAAAACCAAATTTTTATATCAGATCATTTACCAATATTTCTCGATATTGAATTTTAATTTTATTAAAATCGGATTACAAGTTTCAATGGAAACAATCATATAATATTAATATTAAAGTTTGTATAATTGTTGGTATAATTGTTAATATAATTGTTAATATAATTGTTAATATAATTGTTTAATATTCAATTTTATTATTATATAATTTTTTTATTTTACATTTGGAAGACATTCTAAATGTTTGTAATTTACTTTTTTTGGGTACAATTTGTAAAACACATCTGGATTCTTGTCCATATAAAGAATCTACACATCCGTCTTCGTATTGTGATTTCTTTTTTTTTTCATTTAAACATCTTGATCTAAAATGCTCATATCTATTCCGAATATCACAATATGTAAGATTAAATTTTTTACCCAACATGCAATTAACTTCTTGATGTAAATTATAAATAAATTTAGAAAAAGATACCCTATTTCTTAAAACATGACGATTATAGCCTGCTTTTTTTAAATTTTTAGGCAAATTTATTCTACAATATTTACATGGCAATATATTTTGTAATGATATTATAAAATTATGATGATGTTCTTTTTGCTGTTTAGTAGGTTTAATAGGATAATTAAAACTCATTGTATGTAAAAAATGCCATAATCCTGGTCCCCAAATAGACGTGAGCATACCATCCCCGCTATTAAAATGTGTTTCATTAAATATTTCAGTCATAATAATATTATAATTATATATTATATTTTTTTATGATTTTTAAAACTGACTGAATATACTAATATTTAGCATATATACATATAAAAAATATAAAATAATATAAATTTGATATAAATGATATTCTGATAATATCATTTAAATACCCGATATCTAATAATGAGTTCTGATGAAATAGAAACTGAAGTTCCGAGTGTAGAATTAAATAAAACAGTTGAACATACTATACCTGATTATGGTTTTGGTAATTTACCAGATGAAGTCTGTAAAGAGACTTGGAAAGATGGTCGCCCATTCTCTCATTTTATAGAACCGTGGATTGCTGCAAATTATCCACTAACGCATATTAAAGGTTGTAAAAAAT